TTCACGACCACCTTTGATTAGTTCACCTTGCTTACGTGGAGTATGGAATGCACGCTCGCAGAATGCTGGAAAACTTTCATTGACTTGATCTGCGATGCTGTCATACAAGCCCACTGCTATGTCTTTATTCCATTCCATCTTACCTGCCTCAACATCAGCCTTGACCATTGGATACGCACTAAAGTAACATGAGTCTGTATCACCATATATGATCGCTTCACCAGTGTGATCATATACACCTGTTATACATTCGTTTATGTATGCATCCATGTGACGGGCAATAGTCCTGCCTGTAAGTGTAGTTGATTGACCAATGCGCTTGTCAAAGAATCTACAACCTGGATTAAGAATAGCACCATACAAACTGTTAAGATTAATCTTTTTAACCAACTGTCGCTTGTCCCAGAACGCCGTGTCTTCATCTGTAGTTGCTTCTTTCTTCTTAGCCTGCATGTCTTGACGTTCAGCGTACCAACGTTCTAGCAAGCCAGGAATAACACCTTTGCGTTCATTATTAAAGATAGTGCCATTAGCTGATAATATCCAAGGCTTGTTGCTGTCAAATATTAGTCGCCAACAGTCCGCGGCACTTAATATATCACTGGAGCCGTTGGCCCAGTCAATGGTAATCTCTGTGCCAACTTCACCATTCATCACAGCAGTATACTCTAACGATCCAAATAAGTTTTCCCATGCGTCAGCAAAACTGCTACCCGATGTTTGTTTTTCTTTGATATAGTGTTCAGTCATTGTAGGACGCAGTTGACCTACAATAGTTTCTGGACCCATGTTTAGGGCACGAATCGCTGAAGGATATAGTGAGTTGATGTCAATGGCACCGATATAATCATGCATGCCCGCCTTGGGTGTTGCCACATAGGCACCTGCGGCCTGTGTATCAAACTGTTCATCACGATTACGATTTGGTACTACCATGCCTAGTTGATGTGCTTCGTTGATGATGGCCTGTTCGGTAACTGCCACTGCACCCATAGTAGTTTGTAGTAATACAGTATTATCATGCGCCAACTCATTAGCAAGATCCAAAAATCTTAGCTTGGTATCTAATTTGTGTAACAAGGCTGTGTCTTGGCGATTGTATTCGATGAATTTAGCAAAGTCTTTGTTATATAATTGATCTAAGGTTCCTTCGTACTGTGTTTTACTTTCACCTAGTTCATATTCTGAAATAGCATCCAAACTGTAACTATGTCGCTCTTCATATGTATACTTGCGATAAAGTTGCATATAGTCCATATGAACACGACCAATCAAATCAAATGTCATATTAGCCGCACCAAAGCGTTCAAACTCACGTTGCTTGGGGAACTGCCCCCATAAACAGAATCTGCGTGTGTCATCTTTGCTCAGCACACGATTGGTACGCTGTACCATGTACGGAATATCAAAGCCTTCACTGTTCCACCCACTTAAGATGTCAGCATCGTCGATCAAGTCCAAGAATGTTTTAAGCAAGTCTTCTTCACGTTCCATCAGGAAACAGTTATCATACTGCTTACAGATCTCTTCAGCAGTTTCCCAACTCATGCTCTTAGGTGGGATAACCATGGTAACTAATTTGTCTAGCCAATCTAGATATACTGACACAGCAGTAATTGGATTGAATGGATCTTCTGGACGACTGAATCCTCTGACTGGATCAAAGTCAACCTCAATGTCGAAGAATGCTGTTTGTAGTTTGGGAGATTTTTGTCCTAGATAGTTTTCTTCGAGACAACGGAACACGGGATTGATGTCACTTTCCCAGATGCGTTTACCTGAATTGATTTTAACTTCTTTGTGGAACTCTTTGCCTATGCGTGTGCTAAAGCGTGACACTGGGGTGTCGTATATAGTACGGAACTTACCACGAGGATCATCGTAGTAGAATGTATAGTTTGCAGAATATTCTTTGTATTCTCTTTGTCCATTCACACGCTCAACGATATAAATGCGATCTTTTGTTCTATCGAACAATGCGTCTACGTAACTCATCTTTTTCCTTTTTGTGCGACTTCTAGCTCACACACACTCTTCATGCCCGGAGTGGGCGGTATTCTATTAATTATACAGCAATCTAGCATATCCTACAAGATCTACTAGAAAAATAGTCAGGCTTGTCATGAACAATCCAAAACTTCCTCTGCTCAATGCTGAGTACATGCTAATCGCTAGACAGCAAAAGAACAATGGATATACTACTAAAAATGGTACATTAGGTACAGTTGCGGCAAAGGTCACTACAACTATGATGTTTAGAAACCAATTAAAGACTTCTAAACATAATCTAACCGGATGGCTGTGCCAATCTTTCTTTATAAAATTGACAGTTTTGTGCCAGTCAATCAAACCGTGCGACCAACAGTTTCTAAGATGTCTGTCAGAGTTTCGTGGTCAGCGTTAGTTTCAGTTAATTTTGATTTTTGGGCGATCTTGATAGCTTTCTTAAGGATAGCTGGTTTGATTTCTAATTCTTCTGCCACTGCTTTAACGGTATCATTTAGGCCTGCTGATAAGTCTTCTACTTCTTGCAATACTGCGATACCTTCGTTGATTAATTGCGTTAGTTTGGCTTTTTGTTCGCCTGAAAACATTTTTGATGCCATGGTTGACTCTCCCTGATTGAAAAATTTATTATACTATAATTATATATCCGTGTCTAGTGTTTTTCAAAAAAATCTATAATCGGATCTACTATTTCTTTTTTGACACGCTCTTTTATTAATTGGATATCAAAAAACAAATGATGATTATGTAGTGTTTTTTCGATTGTTAATTTATCATATTCTATATACTTAAATAGTTTTATATTATCCACTATTTTTTTAACCCTTATTAATTTATCATGACAAGTATCATAACTTTCATCAAAAAGATTATCATAAGTTTCAAATCCTTGATTACGTAGATAGTTTAGTAATCCTGGTTGCCCAAAAATCATGAAAGGATGATAAAATGCGATAGGTTTGAAACTCTTTTCAGTTACGTGTAATATTTGTTTATCATTTATCGAAGTTTCTGATACTAGGCTAAAATAAGTCTGATCATACCACTCAGGATTGAAATATCTTTGATTTTGCATAAGTGTCCCAGAAAAATTTGTTGGGGCATCATTGGGCAAATATTTTCCTAGTCTTTCAATATAACTGTAAACAAACTCGTTCAAATATTCTCCAACATGATCAAACAGCAGATCATGACTTTCTTTGCGTAGGCCCATAGGCATTAAGGCTTTTTTGGAATAATTCCTATTGGGAACATATTGACCATAGCCTTTTCTATAGTAGAGCAAAGCTTCGTGATACCAAAACCAATTGAGATTAATTAATCTGAAAGAATTAGGCAAACTTAATTCACCAACACCCCATAAAAGGTCTATTATTAATGGATACCCCTGTTGATGTAGTTCTTGATACCAGCGGTCTGCTGTAAGATTTGAAACTAAAAGTGAATTCGCTTTTTCTGGTATTTGATCTTCTATATACACTATATTAAAATATTCTGATATTAGATCTGTAAATGCTACTTGATGGAAACTGGTCCAGTTACTTTTTGATAATACTAAATTGATCTTCATGAAATCCTACATTTACGTAATATTCTTGTTGCAGTTTGGAATTGGTAAGCCAGATCATCGTATAGATCTTCTGGAGGTCTTTCAGCATAAGCACGGCTGATATAAGCCATCTGCCCCATGTCAGCATAATATATTTCTGTAGGCCAACGGTGTTTGCCCCATTCCATGCTGTTGATTAACAAGCATTCATCGCCTACATTTTTCAGCATTTCTTTTTTGGCTTTGACTGGAAGATTGACACTGGTTAGTAGTTTAACACCCACCGGAACTGTGTTGACCAAGGGTTTATCTAGATAGTGTGCGAACAAATGGACTATGTATGCTTCTACTTCGTGTGCCAAATTAATTGTTAGTTCGCACTCTGCTCTGCGAACGATATCATACGACTCTCTTACGTAGATATCCCAATTGGTCATCTACATTACCATTTACGGCATGACCAATATCTAGCTTTGGTACGAGGCCCAGGATTTGCACAGTTATGACGGGCACGGAATGATTTTCTGCGTGCTGGAATGTATTTCTTGATGCGCATGTTAGGATCACCAAAGTTTACTTTTTTGATATTGCCAGTACTAGGATCCTTAACATAAACCTTAAACTTCTTAACATCACCACGCATAGGCTTACCAAGAGGTACTTTACGACCATGATACTCTGCTTCATCCAACTGCTGATCTTCGTTATACCACATTTCACCATAGGCTTCGTAAAATTCATCTCCCTCGTAGGTTTCTTCGATGGGTACACAGTTGTTTACATGTACACCACCTTTGACTTTAGTCTTAGAATCTAATCTTTGTTTGGTTTCGCTAACACTACCATTAAGTGCTTTAAACGCCAATGGAAGGAATTTTTCATAATCTTGATCTAAGTCATACTGATCAATGGCCGCTGTTTGTTTGCTAGCAATATGTGTTAGATAAACTCCTTCACCTCCGCCGCCATCACCCAGATCCGGAAGATTAGGAACATATTGGATCGCAAATCCTAATTGTCCTAATTTTTTAGCTACTTTATCTAATTCTGCAGCATACCCTGCACGATCATTTACTATTTCTGGTTCCGTTGCATGATGTAAACCATAATATATTAAAAACCATTGGTATGCTAACCCTTTTATCACTGGTTGCAATTTAAGTTTAGGTTGTTTAGCCTGAGGTAATCCCCCAGCCCGTGGCAAATTTGCTTCTGTTAAGATTTCATTGATTTTCATTTGGTAACTGGTCCTCCTTCGACCCAAGCGTCACAGGTGCGTTTAGCTGCACACTTAAATTTAAGGAATTTGCAGTAGCCTAGATCACCAGCGTCAATAGTGTCCATGGGATTTGATCCTGGTTCTGTTCCTATACCTTTAGCTATACAATCTAGCATGTCTTCGGATATGTCAAAAGCCGCACAGTTACCACAGCGGTTTTGTTTGACTGATTCTATGTCATCAGTGTTCCATTTGTCTGCTAGTTCTTGCCAATATTCATCATTGGGGTCATTTGGATTTAAGGGACCATAGTGATATTCATCTATGGCTTTCTGGCGATTTTTTAGATTAAGGGTGATATCCTGTGTAGCTGGTGGACAACCTTGCTCTAGAGCTTCTATGATCGTGATTAAATCTCTCATTTCTTTTTCCCTCTACGCATATTTATCTGCCAGCGTGCTAGCTGTCCTTTACGTCCCGGTGCCTTAGCGGCTTTTTCTAGTTGTGCTATTGTAGCACCTTTGGGTATACCGTGGCGTTGACTATCACCTGGTCGTCCTGGACCTTTACCATCTGCAAAGTTTTCCGCCACACTCTCTTTAGCACTTTTGTTGCCCCAATTGGCTGCGCCTTTCTTGCGGCACTGCACTAATGCTCCTGATGCGTAAGCACTGGGCCATACTTTATAACGGCTTTTTACTTTGTAATAGCAGGCATCTTGTTTTTCATTTAACATCGATTCAGGATACATAGCACCGCCGCACTCTGGACATGATTCTTTGCTCTCATTCTTAACACAGTTTGGCACAGTTTTACCAAACATTTTCTTATTACCTTCTTTGTGATAGCCTTTCCAGCAGTTTTCATCAAATTGCTGTTCATTGATGGCATTAGTTGCATGTGGCAGTTGATCGGCCTGTAATTGTTTAGCCAGATCGTTTGCCCTTAACGCGAATTCAAAGTCTAGGCGCGATAGTCCATCTATGTCTCCGGTCCTTACTTTGATGCTGACCCTAGCATTGTCTATGGTGATTACCGCATTATGATCCATGCTTTGTTCGACATCGTCTAGTTGATTTACATAAGATAAAGCAGTGTCATCATCTTGAAAATCATAAGCAGTGGCTAGTAGATCATGATCCAGCATGCTCCATGTAGGTATAAATTTATGATGTAGTTTGTCTAGTTCTTGATCAGTCGGAGCAGTTAGATCTTTAGGATCTCTGCGTGTGGATTGTTCACGGACTTTAGTGGCTACATTTTTAGCAGGACCACGGCGATCGGGATCAGGATCTTCTCTGCGTTTTTTCTGTGCTGCCGCGGCACGACCTTTCTTGCCTAAGGCGTGTGCTTTGGCCTGTGGCAAGCATTTAGGTTTACCTTCGCCGGGCTCTCTAGCACAAGGTCCTTTGATGTTACCTTTGGTGTCCATGCGTACCCATTTGTCTTTCTTAAACCAATCGCGTAGATTTTCTGCTAGTTGTACTGGTGATAATGTGCAGACTTCTTTCTTGATATCGATCTTTGCTGTAGGAAATTTTTGTGCGACCATTTTCGCTTGATTTTCTGCTTCTCTATGTGTAGGATATGTAGAGACTGGTCTGTCATTTAGATAAATGATATATTTTTCTTGGTTTTCGTCTAGTTGTTCTGAAGTGTGTTTTTTACGACCAGCACAGTGTGCCTTTTGGCTGAACCCTTTGGGGTTACTACAGTTGATACTCTTTTTGTATTTTTTGCTCCATTTCTCAAGCATGATGGGTTTAAGTTCCATATACTGAGGAAATTGCTGGTTAAACTCACGCATGATCACACCAGCTTCTGCATTGGCTTGATCTTCTTCGGGACTACCTGTAGCTCCACTGCCTGAGTCTAATTCATCACGTTGCCCTTGAGCATAGTGCACCATTTCGTGTGCTAAAGTGCGTAAGATATCATTTGGGTGGCGATTTTTAATGCCTAGATGTATCGTGCTATCATCATTGCTAAACTTACCAAATGATGGCATGTGTTCTGTTTCGATCTCATCTAGCAGTTTAATCTTAGGTAATTTTTTAAGTTCTAGATGCTTGATAGCCAATGGTAAAAAATCACGCAAGGCGTCGATTAGTGTAGGCTCTGGGGGTCCTTCAAGTTCTTCAAATAAGTTTAATATTAACATATTATGTATTTATATGCCCACTACGTTGATCTTTAACCAATCTTCTGGGATAGTATCAAAATCTCTTGGGAAGAATGTGCGAGCCTTGCTGATCGCTTGTTCTTTGCTAGTTGCCCATACTCGACGGACGGGCATATCACGTCCTGTTCTTTGGCGATATAGCTCTGCTGGATAGATGAATCTATCACTGTCGTTTAATGGATCAGGATTAAATGCCTGTTGTGCTATGGTAAATTCATATTTCATAGCACCTTCATCTGGTACAGCATCTACCATGTCGGCTGGGCGTTCTGGATTTACATAAGCCCAACGTTCCACAGCATTGGTGCGGCTGTCTGCTGCTACCACGGTGAATAAGTCTGGGTTTTGGACATCATAGATGCGCCAGTTATGTCCAGCTGCACCTGTGGTTGATTGTGATTGATTATTGATTCTTGTCACATGTATGCTACCATGTTCAAGTCCATACTCTTGTTCCATGTTGCGTGCTGTTTGTAATGCTACCTCTCTGGTGACATTATTCATCCTAGTATCAATACTGCGATTACTGTTTACCAGTTGATAATTACCCGTGGCATTAGTTACCTGACCAATTGCAGGGCTATCGCCAATGTCTACGGCTGTATAGTATCTTGTGTCAATGTTATTTGTGCTACCAAATATACGCAGTGCTTCATCCCTAGATCTTGCCTGCACAGTGCCTGCTACTCTATCTAGTCCGTCTGCTATAGTCCATGTTCGTTCTTCACTGCCACTGTCTGTACCACCTTGAGGTTGCTCATCTGCCATTGGTGTTGCTACTAAATAGATAGGATCTAGGCCCCAGGACTTGGCAACATCTTTGACTGCATCATAGGCTGTGTCAGCAAATACTGCCATGCCGCCCCCACGAGTATCACCACGACGTCTGACCATCCAATAAGGACGGCTTTCATTGTCTGGCTTTTTCTTCTTGGACTTGCGTGCTTCACGTTCTGCTTGTATAGTCTGTATGATATAGCTTCTTGTTTCTTTGTCAGCAGTTTGGAATTTAGCGACATAGTCTTTGAACTTGACTAGGTCATCTTGCTCGCCAGCATCATTTAGGACCTTGTATAGGCGTTTTTGATATTCTTTCTTATACATGTTTTCATCAGTAGCGATGCGTAAGGCCAGGGCCATGCGTAATGCTGTATTGGTTAATTTTTCTACAGGATCATCTAGGTAGTTGCCACCTGGACTGCGGAATTCAATATAACCTTCTTTGGTATTGATACTGGTATATTTGCTGGTATAACCTGTGTGTATGATCTTACTAGCGGCTAAGGTCAGGCCTTCTTTCATCTTGTTCATCACAGCTTTGAGTTCATCGCCTTTCATCTGCTGGACTTTATTGCCAATCTTCTTATACGCACCATCACAGTAGTGATTGCTGAGTCGGTCAAACTGTTCTAACACATATTTGTCACCTAGGAATATGGCTAGTTTTACATAATCCAGTTTGTCTACATTATAGTCTGGAACTGAGATATTGATGTGTAGGCCAGTTGAAGTGTTGGTATAGCCATGGCCACGGATGAATTCTAGGACCTGTTGCATTTGTTTAAGTGCTTCGTTGATCTCCAATGCTGGACTGATGAATTCTAGACCAGCGTCTTCACTTTCATCGGCGTCGATGCTGGAGTCGGGCTCTATGATCCACTGTCCTTTTTCTTGAGCACGCTCGCGACTAACACTATGATAGCTGTCATCATAGGTAGCATCTATACCTGTTTCACTTTTTAATTCATCTGCTACATATTCTAAGTTCAAATAGCTGTCGTTTTCGTCACTGTAGGTGGTATAAGGCCAATACAGGTAGTGTTCGTATTTGTTTAGAACATCACTCATGTAGTTCATGTCCATGACATCGCAGTATTTTTCAAAGTCACTATCACCACTGTCATTAAACTCATCACGTAGCTTTTCTATACCCGACATTTCAGCTTCTGCGTAGACGTCGCTGACTTGGCCTTCTTCTGCACGGTCAAACTCTAATTTCTGTTGGCGATCAGTATAATCTTTTTCTTCTAGGTATCCACGGATGAACTCTTTCAAATCAGTCTGTGCTTCATCAGTTCTAAAGTATTCATCAAACTCAGCATCTTGCCACTGCATGAAATCATCATAGAGATTATTGCGTAATGTGTTAAGAGTTCGCTCCCCATTAGGATCATCACCACCACTAAAAAAATCTAAGATACCGTCTATATCAGTAACACGTTCATCATAGCCCATGTCGTTTTCTGTTTCACCGTCTGATTCTGAACGCACATTATGGATCACTGATTCTAGTTCAAAGCCCATCTTCATACCTGTGACTAAAGAACTAGCTAGGAAGTCTCGGAACGCTTTAGGCGTCATTTCCGCTTCATCTAAGATAGCTTCTAATAGGTTAATTTTGAACTGATCGTATCTCATATCGTGTATTTATTTGATACCTATCTTGAGGAATCTATTGTAAGTATCATCGTAACCCCTGAGCCGGATCTTATCTAGGACGTAGGTTTCTTCCAGGGCATATTCTGCGTGGAACGTGTCGAGATCCTGTGTGGTATTAGTGGCGTTATCAGGCTGACCGTCACGTCCTTCTAAGGCCACTACTGCACCTTGTGGTATGTGTTCAAACCATCCTAGATTTTCTATATCATTACAACTGGTATTGATCACCAAGATGCGATCACCTTTGAAGTCTGTGGTGTTGCAGTCCTGTGTCACAGCTATGATACGATCGCTGAATCCTTGTTCCTTCACCAGTTTCTGTGTATATTCTGTATTCTTAGGATCGATATCTATTAGATATGCAGTATCAAACTTGATGTGTTTATCTAACAGGTAAGGCGCCATGCTGCCATACCATGAACCCAGTACATAGACTGTATCAAACTTGTCCATGCCTAGTCGTTTTAACTCTGTAAGCAACCAGAGCTTGCCAAGGTTGAGATCTTTGGTCCTGCTACCAGCTGGAGTATCCGGACTGTCTTCGTTTATTTTGTCTATTTTGTTACTGACAGCGACCATGTCATCTGGTACTACTCGGACAGGAACGTCACCGTGGAACCCTACAGCTTTGTATGCTAGGTATCTATGGTTGCCATCTATGACAAAATATTGATTACCACGCTTCCAAACCAACATAGGCTTAAGACGTCCACGATCTTGTAGTATAGGTATCAAGGTATTCTTGACCCAATCACGGACTGCTTTAGTCCTTAGTGTTTTATCACTTTCCCACATGCGTAGACTGTCAAAAGGCATCTGCGTTGTTGGTAGGCTAGACTTTACACCAGGATAGATCGTAGCACCTCTATAATAGGGGTTGGTGTGGATGGTCACTGGCTTGTGATCTTTGGGTTTCTCAACGAGTTCTAATATTATCATAATTTTTCTTTGCTCACTCTAGGCATCCCTCCAAGGCAGCAGCCGCCTCATAACACCAAACGGTCCTGGGTTATGTTTTATCTAAAAATGCTTGTTCTTCTGGAATACCTAGTTTTTGTATACTCCATAGGATCTGATTATACTTACCATCATATACTAGTTGATCGTTGCCTAAATTAGGAGCACTTGAATTTATCTGCTGTTCTGCTTTCTTATAACTTGCAGGTTTACGATATTTAGGTGCTTCCTTCTGCCACGGATCACCCTGTTCTACGCCCATTAAAGTAATTAAACTAAGTTGCCAATCTAGTTTAGCATCAGTTTCCCAACCTTGATCACCGTGTGGATATGTAACAAATATAGCACCACGTTGTATCAACAATGGCACATTTAATCGTCGTTTTGGCAGATCGTAAGTATATGGAGCACCCCCATATTTTCCTTCTTGCACATCTTTAGTTCCAACATAGGCTTTGATACTAGGAATGCCTAATTCTTTTGCCGCTGTTGCTCTGTGGTATCCGTCTAAAACATAGCCATCACCAACAACAATAGGCGGAGCCGTGTCAAAGTTCATGTTTTTATATTGTTCAACTTTTGCTCTATCTAATCCAGATAATTCTAACTTGAGTGAATTTACAGATATATTTTTGAGAATAAATTTGCTAAATTTGTTAAGATTGTCTAGGAAATCAGGATGTAAGTTTTCGTGATTGTGATGCTTTTTAATGTAGTTGGTAATAAACTCTACATCAACTGCTTCTACGATAAAGTCTTGCGCTCTCATTTTACTTTATACACCGTGTCCCAGTTTCTACCAAGTTCGCCCACTGTGTATGTGGTCTTGTTTTGACCAAACTGTTGAGCAGTTGGATCGTACACTACATTGTCTATCACTACCACATAATGATGCCAATACTTGGGTGGTATCTTTTGCCAACGGGCATCTGCTGTTTCTGCGTCGCCTTTGAATCCTGCTACCTGTAACATCACAGGTTGTTGACCTTGACCTTTGGCTTGTGTATAAAGATCCAGTGCTTGTTTATAACAAGTGTCAAAGTCTTGTTGTCTCATTTTTTACGACCAGATTTCATATTAGCACACCAGTGCGCCATACGGGCACGTTCGCCTGTGCTGTTTTTGGCAATTGATCTTAACTTGGTAACTGGTTGTTTGCAATCAACTCCCACACGTTTGGCCAAACCTTTGCGGCCGGGCTTTTTACCATCAGCAAAGTTTTCATCTACTGGTTCTAATATTTTATTGTTTATAGCGATCATTTCTTGTGGAACTACTTTAACTGGAACATCACCTTTGAATCCAGCGGCTTTGTATGCTAGGAATCTGTGATTACCATCAATGACAAAGTACTTGCCCTTGCGATTCCAAACTATCATAGGCATCAATCGGCCTTTATCTTGTAGTTTAGGTATTAAAGTATTTTTAACCCAATCACGCACTGCTTTAATTCTTAATGTTTTATCATTTTCCCACATGTACAATTCATCGATAGGCATCTTAGTCACAGGCAATTGCTCTTTAACTCCGGCACCAATGGTAGCACCTCTGTAGTTAGGATTAGTGTGTATAGTCACTGATTTGTTTTCTTCACCATCAGCAAAGTCTTCATCAACTTGATTGTCAGACCATAACATATCTTCTAACTCATCCCAAGCATTGTCATCCATGTTGGGGTTAGTAAATACAATTCTTAACCATTTTTGGTTAGGCTTATGGTCACCATCAAAGGTGCCAAACTCTCCAAGATTAATTATTTTGCCTGTGCGTCCATCGGCTACTTCTAATACTCCACGCCCTTGATAACCAGTTCTATAACCATATTGCCCTTGTTGGGGAAATTCAAAATGTTGATCTAATAATGTCTGTCTAGTTTCTTTGCTTTCTTTCACAGACTGTGGATCCCATGACATTTTACGAGAACCCTTGACATCTTGTTTGAAGCCTTGACGTTTATAAAACTTGGTTAGTGCGGCTTGACTTACTCTACCTTTGTCCCAGGTTATAAGTGTAAGTCCCACACCGTATTCACGTGCTTTGTCTTGAAGTACTTTCATAGCACGAGAACCAATTCCTTGTCTTTGTGGCCAAGCCTGGAACCAGTATACATCTACTGCGTTGGGTCTGATGCTTGGCTTTAACTCAAACATAGCAAACTCTTCTTCGCTAAATGGCATCACATGATTGTTTTGCCACATCTGCGGATACTCTGCATAAACATCGTGTATAAATTGTTCTGCTGATGATGTGTCTTCTGTCACTGTTTGTGACTCTTGATCTACACCGTATATCTCTGCCAACTGTGCAATAACACTATCAACATTGGCATCACGATATAGTATAGGAATACCACCTGCTTCACTCCAGGCTTGAATATACTTTTTAAAGTCATCAACTAGGACATTGGGTTGACCGTTGCGTTGTGCTAGTAATTGTTTTTTATCTGTAAACACAGCAGTTGATTCAGAACCAGGATTATGTTTGTTTAACCAATAACGCTTGCCTGCAATACTGGCTTCTTCATTGCCACGTAAGGGTGCGCTGAGTACTGTAAAAGGGATCTTGTTAGCATTTAGCCAACGAATTAGTTTTTGACCGCCAGGTAGTGGTGGTAATGTTTTAAAGAAATGTTCAGCAAACTTAGCACCACGAGCATTTAAATCATCAATGCTTTGCTCACGTGCTTGTTTATCACCAATTTCTTTGTAGCGTTCTTTGCCGTGTAGTCTTGCCCAGGCACTAAAGAAGTCTGCTTGTACTCCGTCCATG